ATGATTATTCCCTCCTTATTTATGAGCATTCTGTTCTAACAGATAATCATAAAGCTCAGTATTTATTTCTTCATATTCTTTCATTGCATCATGCATCTGACCGTTGTGCTTACCGTCCCGAATAGCAATAGCGTTGGCATAAGTGAGTTTTCCCATTGCGTTTATGCTCTTTAGTATCAGTATGTTTTCTCTTGCGAGGGCTGATTCCCTTACCTCATCGCTTTTGTCTTTTTGTTTTAAGTATCGCTGCAATAAAAAAAGCGCCATGCCTGATATGACGCTTGCAAACAACGATATTACTATTGTTATTACATCCAAATTTCGTCTTCTCCTATATTAATCAATTCGTTATTTTAACCAAACCGGTTTGTCGGGTATTACCTTGGTATTTGGGGCGTCCAGCCAAGCAATGTACCAGTTTTCAAACTCCATTTTCTGTTCCTGGGTAAACTTTTCATAAACGGTGTCATACCATAGCCTGCTGCGGTCCGTAATGCTGAAACATTCTTCGCTTCGCCTTAGCCGTATGTTCAATAAGACATACTCATCAGGGAATACCCTGTCCCTTTCGACTATATCGTCGCCAATAAAAAACAAGGCTTTGTCGCCCGGGGTCGAAAAAAACCTCTCATACAGAGTGTCGTCGTCAATCTCTTTATATGGCTCAATTATTTCTTCAGTCGTATCTTCCATGTATACACGTAGTATCATATTATTCGTGTCATAACTTATTTTAACCATTACTTACTCCCTTAAGGGTATGTATATCCTATTGCTATCCATTGTGTTGGGTTTCCACCATATCCCCTATGTGTAAATCCAGTTGTTTCTTTACTATAGCTAAAAACCCAACCATAAAAGTTTCCTGTGCCCTCTCCGCCTACATATGTAGTGCATATTGTATATCTTAGGTCTGTAAAGCTTTTTCTAAAATTTATTCTATACATACCGCCCGAGCTGCCGCTAGGAGTATAGTATCCCCACTGAATAGTAAATCCGTCATCAAACCTTATATACGAGGATAAAGTCCCACCACTACTAGCATCTTTATATTTGGTAAATAGACACTGCCAATTGAACACTTCTGTCCAATTCATATCCCCTGCTGAGTGCTGATGGTTTATATACGCAGCGCCAATTTCATATGCGGTCAAATTAACATTACCCGTTCTATATTTAGTTTCATTATTACCTTTAATACCCGTTATCGTGTTTACCTGAGCACCTAGTTGTATCCCGTTTAGCTTTTCTTTATCACTAACCGTGACATGCAAAGCAGTGTTAGCAATATGACTATCTGAACTCGCACCTTGATTAGATGTTGCAAAGTCTGATGCATGCTTGCCGTCTACAGTATCAGCATTTTTTGCAGTACCTGATATATCAATATTGCCTGTTCCGGTCAGAAGTGTCGCTGGTACTGCAGTGACTGGTATGGTGATTGCAGATGTGCCGTTAAAAGATTGAGCTATTGCCGTTACTCCCGATAAACCTATGCTCCTTGAACTTTTTAGCTTAACGGCTGTTTCTGCCTCAATTGGCAAATCAGTCAGTGTACCGTCCGCGTTCTTAATGTTCAGTCTGTATGCCATTAATTGTCCTCCTCTATATTACCTTAAAGAACAAACCGCCTGTAGCTAAACTTGCGCTCGGCATCACCTGCCCCCAAGCCCCTATTTCTATCATCTGCCCACCCGCTACAGCAATGCCCTTAGAATTAACCTCTATTGCGCTGTAAGTACCTTCAGTTATTCCGCTGTCCCCAAGATCTATTGAGATATTCTTGTCCGCACTACCGTCAATGCTTTGTGAACCAGTCCCTGATATTGCAGAGCCGTCGCTCTTAAGCCCTGAGTTTACGCTAACTTCAATCGTTCTTGCTGTCGTCCATTTACCAGCATTGCTTGCGGTGGTAGAGCTTGTTGCAAAATCAGCAGCAGCGGCTTTAGGCACTTTGGTTGTGCCGTTAATGATATTTGCTATATCGGAAACATTTGCAATAGCTGAATTCTTAGCTGAATCTGCTGTAGCCTTAACTTCATTGACAGCTCCCGATACTGTTTTGTCCGTTGTGCTAAAAGCTGAATCCGTTATGGTCTGGTAGTCAGTCAAGTCAACCTTTGCTGTTTCCAACCGACTAATTTCATAATACCCGTAAGTACCTATATTAGTTTCAAGCACAGCACTTATCCAATAATCCGGCACATCAATATCTTTTATATATAGGTTGTCCCCAACCTTGTATGCAGTACTACTAGCAGTTTTAAGTACAGTTGTCATATCGGAAACAGTTTCAAATACTCCAGCTTTTTGTCTGCCTTCAGCAATCGCATATGCACTTTCGGCTTTGCCCTGAGCGTTACTAACTAAGCCCCTTATATCGCTGTGTGCTGATAAGTTTGTATTGTGTTCGTCAACAGTACCTGAACTTTCAGCACCTATATCGTTAGCTGTTATATTTACTTGACCTTTTCGGTACTCTAGTTCAAAGTCACCCTTAACACCGGTGACTACTCCTCCGTCAGTAATAGATTTTATCTGTGTTGCTACCTCATCAATAGCAGTTTTTGTGTTTGTTGCTGTCAGGGCTGACTCTGTATTATCATACAGAACTATATCTGCATCGGTCTCTGGATGTAAAAGCAATGAGTCACTTGTCGATACCTTTTGTATGATCTGGTATTGTTTAGTTGTTTGAGCCATTAGTTTCTCCCTTTAATAAAAATACATAGTTACCTATTTGTAAGTCATTTGGCATTGCCTCAGCAGTTTTTACCCTGCCTTCAGTTATTTCTTTTAGCGCTACCTTCTCAGTATTGTTTGCTGGTGATAACACCAGCAGATATGAGCCGTCAGTTACATCATCTAAACATACTTGAACATAATCATCAAGACGAGAAGATAAAAGATTGAATTCATTTGCGGGTTTATCGCCGTTAAGCTCAATCCCGTTAATCTTGGGCTTGTTTGTAAGTCTAGGATAATCATCTGAAACCTTTATGTCCTTATCCAGTGTGACACTAACTTCATCTCTTTGCGTGACACTACACCTTATATTTACACCCTTTTTTATACTGCATTTTATGTTCTCATACACTGTTTACCTTCTTTAGAACTTCTATTAGTCCGTTATGCTCAGCCGTTATGACCTCTCCACTTTTAAAATATATAGTTATATCATAGCTTGAAAACCCTGATGGAAAAGCAACCGTCTGTTCTTTTTCAAGCCGTACAAGATATCCCTGATTAGTCAACTGCGCCAAAATAGATATGTTCAGTCTCTTACTAGAAAACAGCACTTTTTCAACCGTGTTAGCTTCAACACCCTCAAGCTCGATTTCAGCCTCAAACACATCGCCCTGAATAATAGTTAAGATTTTACACCTCCATAAACACAATGCTGTTGACAGTATTTACTTCGCCTGTTTTCTTATTAACTTCTACCTTGCATGATATTTCTTTTAGATGCTTTTCGTTTATCGCTAATGTATTAAAAATGGCGGGGGTCACCTGACTTCCCGCCGTATAATCGCTCTTTGGCTCGTTCCAATCCGCCATCTAATTTCTCCTTTATTTCTTTCTCCCTCTAGTTTCTTGTCTAAATCCACCATTGTAAACAAATCTATTATGCTCACAAACGAGTTGCTTATTGTCCCCGAATCTGTCGGCATATGTGTATTCGTCTGTTAGGTCTAGTTTGCAATCACCTCGCCACACAGCCGTAACAACGCCCTCACCTGGGCGAAGTTTTTGCAGTAGTTTGAAAGCTATCGCATTTGCGTGTTCATAACTTTGCACAAAGCCTGTTGTCGGATGGCTATATTCTGTTACACCAAATTGCTTTATACTGTCTTCATCTCTTGCCTTTACTGTCATTGTATTTGCAGATATAGCATTCCCTGTAACCTTTATTATAGCTGTTTGGTTTTGTGTGTTTGTGTTTGCTACAGTAACCTCACCTGCATTAACACCAGATTTAATATTTGATATTTTTATATACGGATTGCTAGACTCCACAAAAGCATCTGCTATTTCAGAGCTGAAATCAAGGCTTAACACAACCGATTCCAAACCTGTCAATGTTATTTGTGTTTGAGCAACTGTCATAATATCTTCAGACACAAGGACTTCGCTGTACTCGACTTTCACCTCGTTCGCAAACTCAGTTAAGCTAATGTTAGATGATGCTGAGAACATATTCTCACTAGATATATTAACATCGCTTTGCTTAACCGTGCCGTCTTCATTGGCTATTACTATGCGGTCAAGTCTATCTACATATATCCGACATAACGCTGAATTCGCTATTTCCTGAAGCGCGTCCCAATACGAACACTTTGGCATGTATGCTCTTGGTATGATTACATCGGTGAGGCTTTCGGATATTATATATTCATCGCTGTTTAGACCAAGACATGTAACTATATCTTCGGCAATTTCTTTTATAGACACATTCTCTGTAAACGGAAAACCTATATATGTCTTGTTCTGCAGTCGCATGAGATTGTCTGTTGCTGAACACTTAACCCACTGACTGTCCTGACTTATTTGCCATTCATCTGAATAGAAAGTGCCTAACTTGGTGTATTCTATAAACCCATCTTTTTCAATTCCGATATACGGGATAAGTTTTCTATCAAGCATCATAAGCGTGCGTAAGTAACCTTTATCAAACTTACGGTTATGGTTATATATACTAACTGTCATTACATCTGAGGTTATGTTGTAGTTGAGCTCGACTGAACCTAGCTCCTCACTCACTTCAAACATCTCAATAGCATCTCCTTGATAGCTCTCGTACAGTCTGTCGTAAAACTTGAGGATCTTGGCACAGGCATTGGGAGTGTTCCATTTAGCTATAGTGAGCCGTATCCTTGTTATATCATCAATCCTAGGCTCTAGCTTTACTTCTATATTATTGTTATCCGTTATATTCTCTGTCATTATCTCTACATCATCGGTATAGTATGTAATGGTGAAGTCTACTGGATATTGGTTCAGTTTTACATCGCCTAAGATAAGCCAAGAGATTACAGGTCGTTGAACGAATGACAGTTCTAGATAGGGCTTAGTCCCTAAGAAATTACCGTTTTCATTACAGCGTGATTTGCTCCACCATCCAACAACACAACTTTCATCCAGCATCTGAAAAGTACCATCCATTAAAGCGTTTCCGTCCATTACACAAGCTTTTAATGTTGGCAAAAGATAACCTTTGAATACTTCCTCTGGATGACTTATTTGCGCAAGACTGTTTGATGCAGGCACAATATCGTCGTTTATCTGGCTGTCGCTATAGATAATGTCAACACGTCCATATACTTTACGTGGGTTGTCTGAGTATTCCATTATTAACTCACCTCTCTACAAAGCTAACTGATACGCCCTGCCACATCAGTCTCTTTCTTGCCCAGTCATAATAAGGCATGTAAGTAAGGTCTGTCCCTCTTGCTGTTATTGTCTTTATATCACTCTGTTCGGCTGTGTTGTAATCAATAGTAACAAACGCACCTGAGCGTAATTCCAAAGCCAGTAGTTTCATGTCCGTGTCTGAAAGATAATCCCAAGACACATCAATCTTGTCTTTTCTCCCGATTAAATCCACCACCATTGTCCCGTTCATAGTCCTTTCAAATTTGTCCAGAGATTCAAAGGAATGTGTAATTTCACTCGGTTGCTTTATACTCTTCGAATTTATTCTGAAAAACACCATAATTACACATCCCTTAAGATAACGCCTTGCCGCTTATACTCTCTATTTAGCTTAGGCATTATTAGTCTTGCGAAAGTCTGTCCATCTATATTAAGGTTTACTACGCCTTTATCCTGCTGGTCTGTTTCATTCATGGCATAAATTCCTTGCAAGAGCCCGTTTACAACATCACCGCTTTGGCTATACCCTGCATTTACCATTGCTCTGGGTGATGATGCTATATTCATTGACCCTGCAATACTCATTGCTGCTCTTTGTATATTTGGCATACCATGATAGAAGTCTTTTTCCATCATACCAAGTAAATTAGGTATCCATTCATCAGCCGTTCTGCCGGGGCCTTTCTTTGTCGGACTTCCAAAGCCCAAGAAATCCTTAATCGCCTGGCCTATTCCTTTTACACCGTCGACTACCCAGCCCCATGCGTTTTTAATGCCCTTCCAGATGTTTTCAATCAAACCTTTGCCCCAATCAAAAGCCTCTAAAATTATATCTTTGAAAAAGCCGCCTATATTTTTAAACAGGCCCGTTACCTTGTCCCAAACCCAAGCGCATACCGACTTTATCCCGTCCCAGACATTGATAAAAAATGACTTGAATCCGGTCCAGACGCTGTTGAATATCTCCGATATTTGCACACCTAGGTTTCCAAAAAACTTACCTATACCGTCACAAAAACCTTTAATAAATTCCCAGATAGATATAAATACGTTCTTGATTGCGGACCACAAGTTCTCCGCTACTGCTTTTAAATGCTCCCAGGCATCCGACCAGTCACCCCTCAGCACAGCACATACAAACTGTATGTTTTCAAGGATCCCCTTTCCAATATCAATAATTGCCTGGATAAAAGGACCAAGCGCAGCAATAATGCCGTCGATAACTCCAATTACTACACCTAGCAATATTAAAAACACACCGCCGATTAAATCAAAGATAGGTTTTAATGTCTGATACAAATCCACAATGGTGTACCAAAGAGATTTAAACAGGCTCTTTATGTTTTCCCATACGGGTTTTATATAATCAACAAACTTAATCACTGCGTTTAGGATGATTTCAAACGCTGTCAATGCTGTTTTATATATAAGCTGAAAAAGCGAACTCACCGTTGTCCAAATCTTAGCGCCGTTTTTGTCCCAAAAATCAGCTATCCCGCTAACAGTATCCATTACTATCGCTTTAACATGCGGCCATACTTTAACAGCCAGCTTGCCTATCTTAGTAAAGATATCCTTTACGGATGCCCAAATGTTTTTAAATGCGGTGGCTGCTTTTTGAATAAGCTTTTTGCCGTTTCTATCCCACCAGTTTTTTATAGCGGTAACCGCGTTCAGTATGAAAACCTTTATCTTTTCCCATATGCCTATTACCGCGTTACGGAAGTCCTCGTTGGTGTCCCAAAGGTGCTTTATAACCAGCGCGACCGCTGCAATGATAGCTATTATTAGACCTATCTTTGAAAACAGCAAAGAACCTGCTTTAGTTACCATTCCTAAGCTTGATATAACTTTGCCTATTACAAGCAACAATGGCCCAATCGCCGCAGCTAATAACGCTATTGTAACTATGTTTTTCCGTGTTCCATTAGATAAAGCCAATATCCTACTTAGTAGCGGTGTTATATATTTTTGGATAAGTTCACGAATTATAGGGATAAGGATATCCCCAAACTGCAGGGCTATCTCTTCTACTTGCGATTCCAATTCGGCATACTCGCCCTGTAATGTATTAAGCTGCATCGCCGCCATTTCGTTAGCCGAGTTAGTGCCCGTGACGGCATCAGTCATTTCCCTTACAGCATCGCCTCCGACCGATAACAATGCAAGCATTCCCGGTCCAGCCCTTGCTCCAAACACTTCCATTGCCTGGGCGGTCGAGATGCCGCTTTCTTTTAAGGTGTCCAAAATACCTGCAAAGCTGTTTGTTGTAGGGTCAAGCTTGGCTAAGTCCAAGCCAAGCTCACTAAAGATCTTTTGTGCCTTTGTGGTGGGGTTCATTAACGCAACAAATGCTTGTCTTAACGATGTCCCAGCCATACTGCCGTCATAGCCGGCATTATATAGCACTGATAGCGCACCAGTGGTTTCTTCTATCGAATATCCAAGTGAATGCGCTACCGGTCCCACATAAGACATGGAATTACCCAGCTTTTCAAGCGTTGCCTGTGAATAGCCTATTGCCGATGCGTAAACATTGGCAACCCTTTCAGCACTGTCCGCTTCCAGTCCGAACTGATTAAGCGATGCCACGACCGTATCAGTTGTAAACGCCAGGTCGTTTTGGGTAGCTGAGGCAAGATTCAGTGTTGACTCTATCGCCATACCCATTTGGTCGACCTTGTACCCCGCAGACGCCATGTAATACAATGCATCTGCGGCATCTGATGCTGAGAATATGGTTTTAGCACCCATTTCACGGGCTATGTTTTTCATGCGCTCCAGTTCTTCCGCCGTTGCGCTTGAGACCGACCCTGCATTCGCCATGCTCTGTTCAAAGTCTTTAGACAACGACACCACCTTTGAACCCAGCGCTGCAATCGGCAGAGTTATAGACGCGGTAAGTTTTGAGCCAAGCTTAGTAAAATTTGATGCTACCGCTTCAAGCTTTTTTTGGGCTGTCTGCAGTCCTTTTGATAAAGAAGAGATGTCCGCTGCAATCTTAACAACCAGGTTTCTAATTACCGCCATTGCAGGCACCTCCACTTTTTTTGGCCATAAAAAAACAAGTCCGTATGAACTTGCTTTATCATGGTTAATTATTCAAAATATGTGTCGTCTGGTGTTTAAAACAATACTATGCCTTATGATTTTTTAATAAAACCTTATTAAGGCATTTTTTAATACAGTTAAATCAAGAATTAGCCATTAATCTCTCTTTTTAAACCTTGATCGTATTTTTTTAACACGCTCTGAATATGTTGCCTTATTGCTCTGTCTGTTTTTGGCATACATTCTGGACTCGTCTGTAACCTCCAGCCCTTCCATATTAAGCGACGCTTCAATACTCGCAACATTAATTTCTTTCTTTTTTTCGTTAATTGATAGACTGTCCGCATTAACCATAATATAATGCCCTTCCTTTTCTATAAAGGCTACTTGATTTCCCCTGCCTAAGCCAAGCTTTTTTACGAATTGCTATCGGTAACGTCAACTGACCTTTTGAATTTTTAACCTCTCAAGAAAATTCCTTACTTTCCTTACATTATATTAAATTAGTATGCAAGTAGTCAATTTTAATGCTTATTAAAGCAATCTACAGCCTTATTCCTTTTTCCAAAGCCATTGCTTTAAGGATTGCATCACTTGAGCTGTTTGAATTTTTAACCGGCTTTCGTATGTCTTTAAAAAGTCTATTAAGCCTTGGCATTTTCTTCTGTCTTGCAAACGCTTCAGTATGCCATGCAAGTGCTATAATATTTTCAAACTCTGTATAGCGTTTCTCTTGAACTTGCCTGCCTATTACTGTTATTTCATATGGTGTAAGTTCGTAAGCTGTCATTATGTCGAGACCTAGCTTAACAACTGCTTGTTCTATAAACCTATCCATATCAAATACAGTGCAGGCGTTTATTCCCCCTTTGGGTCTTTATCCTTTGCTTTACCAAAAGCTAAGGTGAATGCCTCGCCTACCTTTTGGGCTATGGTGTTCATGTCCGAATGCTCGTCTATTAAATTACCCGTTTCTTCAATGGTTAGTGTTTTATCCTCATGGCATAGCCCAGCAAAAATTATAGCAAGCAAGTCTTTGATGCCTAAATTGTTCAGGTCAAGCCCGACTATCGGCTTTTTAGTTAAATCTTCAATCTTAGCCAATGCGTTCATCCCGTATCTTAATGTCCTCGGCTTGTCAAGCTCTATCGTTATTCCTTTTCTCATAATACTTCACCCCTTTCAAAAGTAAGTTCTCCTGCACCCGTAAACTCAATGCTGATAGACACCACATCGTCAACAGGGTCTTCTATTGATAAAGAGTTTATGTATGCCGTTCCTGTATAATAATTATCAGCATCTACATACAGTTTAAGCGTTACTATCGAACCTGAAAGAAACGCTTGCTGCAATGCTTCCTGCCCGTCCGTGTCCTGCGGAACATTATAGTCGCCCTCACTTGATGCCGTCCATTCCTTTAAACCTGTTATATACTTTTTCCAGTCATCCCCCAGTGCGGTTGTTTCTAATGTTTCTAAAGACAGCTCAAGCGACCAGTTCTTAATGCCTATAATCTGCTTTGTATTAGATCCATCGCCTATTTCCACCCTGCCGTTTTTTCCTGCTACCGCCATTCTATTTGGTTCCTCCTATTTTTCATTGTAAAAAAACTCAAACTCAATTACCGATATATACTCATCGGTCTTGAACTTAAGTGCGGTGTTTGTTTTTAATATATAATCTGATTTTATATAAGACGCCTGAATGTTAAGCCCTTGCATATCGCCGCTAAAATCCTGCAGTTTGCCCTTTATCATTCGCGATAACCGCCTTGAATTTTTAAAAGTGCTGTCATGGCAGTTAAACTGCATTGTCTGCCGAACAAAACCTGTGTCGCCTGTAAGCGCCGAATCATAATTTGCCGTTATCGGCGAATAAACAACCGCTGGCAGTGGCGCGTCTTGGGGCAGCATTAATGGATATAACCTGGTGCTGATAAGTTCCTTTATCTCGCTATCCTTGCTTAAATATTCAAAAACGGCCTGATTAATGTCTTTCATAAACTTTTATCCATTGCCTTGGCTATTTCCTTTATTATCGACTGATTTATTCTGTCTTGATTCTTATCCACGGCATTCCTTAGAAACGGATTGCCGGGTCTACCTCTTGCACCCAGTTCAATAAATGCACCGTATTTAATCGATCTGTCATAATCAACTTTTACTGTCGCTTTAATGGCCGTCTTTTTATCTTCGCTTAGCTTTAAGCTTGCTTTTAAAGCACCCGTGTCGACAGGACAATTAGCTCGAGCGTCTTCAAGGGCTATCTGTCCTCCTGCTTTGGCACCTTTCATAAGTACGGATGCCGCCGCTGCGTCCATAGCCTTTAAATCCTTGGCTAATTTATCCGCACCTTTAATATTGACTTTGACTTTTCTTTGCTTAGCGCTGTAACCCATCGTTTACCAATTCCTTGCAGTTTATTACCGTCCATCTGTGCTCAGCTAATTCGTCAAATACACCCGTAATTTCAAATGTTTTACCGCTGAATTTGATCCTATGCATAACATTCAAACCCGCATAAAACCTGATTGTTATCTTTGTTGACGTTTCCGCATTTATTTGCTGGGAACGGAAAAACTCATTGCCGCTTATCGGTTCAATCTTTGCCCATACACGGTCTATAGTTTTCCAGCTACCGCTGCAACCGCCGAACTCGTCGCGTGTTTCAAAAAACTGCAAGACTTCAATCCGTCTGTTAAGCTCGCCTATTGTCATGTTTTTTAAAACTTTTCCTTTCTATATGCAAACAGCATACGGCGAACAAGGTCAAGCACATCAGTGATGCCAATCCCCGGCTTGCCTGTTTTAGCTATCTGGCGTTCTTCATATAGCGTGGCTATGACTATAAGCATGGCCTGCCTGACAGTTTCGGGAACTTGTATAAAGTCCTCAAGTTTTTGACGCAATGTTTCTTCCACAAGCTCTCTTGCCGTAAAAGAAAGCGATACCAGCAGCTTGTCTTCATCGTCGCTGTCTAGCCTTAAAAATCTCTTAATCTCATCAAGCTCCAGCATTCCTATATATTCCCCTTTAATTATTCCGAATATCTGGGCTCATAGCAGGCTACAGCGACTGCACCGGTTACGGTTGAGCCTTCAGCAAATGTTAGTTTTAAAATCACGCTGTCATAGCCGTCTTTTGCCAAGTCATCGGCGGTAATCCTATATACTGTTACTCCGCCTAGTCCGCCTATTGTGATTTCTTCACCGTCTTTTTCGATATATTCAGACGGCAGGCCGTTTTCATCTATTCTGCGAAAACCCAAGGCTTTTTCGCTTTCATCACTTTTGCTAAACACCTGAGCCTTGATTTGAGCGGCTTCGCCTTCTGAATATGCGATAACATAGTCTATGTATTTATAATTATTCAACTTATATGTTTTGGAAATAAACGCCGAAGCAAAGATTGCCCCGGCGCTGTCAAGCTGGTACTTGGTTATATGGTTGTTTGTCATTGTTTCTCTCCTTTGTTTTATCGTTTGGCAAGCGTCACATACGGCGATACTGCAGCTGACCCTTTATATGGTGTAAGCGGTCTGTTCCATACGGGCTGACCGTCTACACGGTATATGAACCTGAACACCTGCTCGTCATATAAAAAACGCACATGCATTGAGCTTGCTTGTTTTATTCCGCCCTTGTCAATCATCAAGTATTGTCCGATATCGGCAAGGATGATATCACCTGGATCGCCTATCGTGCTGCACTGTTCAAGCGGCACGACCGGACGGCCAAAAAGAGTTGCATATGGCTTTTCTGACAGACCGCCCGCTGGGATATATACCGGCTTGTCCCCAAGCATTAATGTATATAAATACGGCTCCAGCTCCTGATTGATATACCAAGCAGCGTTGGCTCTAGACCTTGCCCATATCCGGCTCCACATTTTAGTTAGGTTTTCAACGGTGATTTTATCTGTCTGGTTCTGTTCCTTTTCAACCTTTACGATTGCCGTGCTGTTGAGTATCCCTAAAGGCTCGCC